AAATAATTGGAGCGGGCGAACGGGTTCGAACCGTCGACATCTTGCTTGGAAGGCAAGTGCTCTACCAACTGAGCTACACCCGCATTAAAATGGCTCCCTAGGATGGGTTCGAACCACCGACCAGACGATTAACAGTCGTCTGCTCTACCACTGAGCTACTAGGGAATAAAACTGGCATACCCTCAAGGATTCGAACCTCGACCAGCGGTTTTGGAGACCGTTATGCTGCCGTTAACACCAAGGGTACAAAAAATGGAGCGGGCGAAGAGATTCGAACTCTCGACAGCTTCGTTGGCAACGAAGGGCTCTACCACTGAGCTACGCCCGCGTATAAGCGAAAGGTTTTTTATCCCAAGGATTTATACCTATTGATTGCCTAATGCCTGTACAAGGTGTACCTGCATGTAATAAATCACTGCGAAAAATAACCGTTCGATTTGTTCTCGGTGCTATACTAACACCGTATTCTGGAAAAAATAAGTTACCACCTTTGGATACATTGACCAAAGGATAATAAACTATACTGCACAAAGGATGAATCAGTTCGCGCCTTATGCTCCAAGCATCTTCATCTTTGTCTTTGTGCGGATCAGGTGTATCATAATTAATATGCATTTCACAACCAATCATAGCCGAGAGGTCAAAGTATTTACTTGCCATATCAACTAGCTGTGAAGCAAATGATAACTGATCCGAGTCAAACCATGTATCATCATCTGATAGAGAAACTGCCCAATGCTGAACAGCTTTTAGATCTTTCTCTGCAAATGTATCGTCAAATATATGAAACATAGTTATAAAATGGTGGAGGATAACGGGATCGAACCGTTGACCTATAGCTTGCAAAGCTACCGCTCTCCCAGCTGAGCTAATCCCCCGGGATATTTTACTTATCATTTAAAAATGGTCGGGATAGTAGGATTCGAACCTACGACCCCCTGGTCCCAAACCAGGTGCGCTAACCAGACTGCGCTACATCCCGAATATCTTGTATAAAGGATTTCCTTTATTAAACTCTTCTAATACGTCAACGTGTTGCTCAACAAACTGTTGTGTAAAGGTTGAATCGTATGTATAACTGTATGTATCATCGTATCTATGTAGTTGATACTTAGAATAGGAATCGTTCATGTTTTCAAGGATTATTAATTCTCCAGGAAAAGATTTAAACCATTCCCCCATTACAGAAATTTCATTAACTAATGTTGTTAAAATATCTAAAGATTGAGGACCTGTCAAGTGTATAGTTTCTCTACTTGTTCTAGAGTCGCATACACCTGTTTGTTTAATACCTGCAATACTTTTGAGTTGTTCTGCAAAGTTTATTCTTAAACAATAATATAACTTTGCAGACTTTAACAATTCACCAATCAATGATGCATTATGTGGATAAAGCATCAATAGGTGATCTATGTGAAACTTAGCTACTGCATTACTAATTTTTGAAAGTGCTAGTGTTTCTTTAACTATTTGTTCAATGGGCTTAAGCAGTTCGTTATCGAATCCTCTGTTATCAGTAACAGGTTCGTAAAGGTTAACTGCGCTGTGATCCAATTCTAAAAATCTACACAGCGAATTGCTTCCGCTTCTTGGTGTAGATATAACAAGGTGTAACATATTAATATTTACACCTTAGTGTTGGTACTCTCGGGTGGATTCGAACCACCGACGCTCCCTAATCTGGGGACTATGCCGTGTATAAGACGGGTGTTTTACCACTAAACTACGAGAGTATGGTATCAGTAGGTGGATTTGAACCACCGACCTACGCCTTATCAGGGCGGTGCTCTACCGCTGAGCTATACTGATATACAAATTTTAGATAACCGCTCAGTTTACTATTCTTTTGCCGACTGATGTAGCTTTGTCTACACTGTGCTTTTCCTAGGATCACAGTCATTAAGCCGCGAACAAGGTCAGTCCTCGGTATGTCGATTCGCTAACGAGCTAAACAGTTATCTAAACTCTGGAGGGACGGGCCAGATTTGAACTGGCGGCTTTACGGATTTGCAATCCGTTGCATTGGACCACTCTGCCACCGTCCCAAAATATGGTGCCCCAGCACGGATTCGAACCGCGGACCTACCGCTTACAAGGCGGTTGCTCTACCACTGAGCTACTAGGGCGTGAATTTTTACCACACTCTTAGGAATGTGGGTACTAAAGCACACTATCCAAATGTGCTTTAGTACGCTAGGTTTTTACCACCGGTGTTGTCGCCACCAGCTTCTCATCCCCTAGGCCGCCCACGTTAGTAGCAGTTTATTTAAAGTGTTCTGCAGGACCGCGTTCCCTATTAACACTAGACTAACTATACGCTATCTTTATATCGTTGTCAACTTCTTTTTTGACTACAATAAAAAACCCCCGGTTGCTTCAGCTTCCGGGGGTCTTATTAATGTAAAAATGTGCGTACACTTAGATTACATTAAGCCCCCCATATCAATTGTAAAAGCACAGCCGTAATGGGTTACTTGCCAATTGCTTGACATGCGTCCTTCCGGTTTTGCTATTGATATATGTTGCTTCATCATAACCTTATTATACATGAATGTTGACTTGTGTCAACCTTTTTGTTAACTTTATTTATCTTTTTGATTTAAATAGGGTTTTTAACCCTCGTAAACTGCGCTATTTGCACTATGTTCAAACACTTCAGCACTACGTAGCTTAACACCTTGTCCAACTGGATAGCGACAACTAAATGTCTTACCGTTGGGTAATGTGTAGCTTTCACCGCGCTGATAAGTTTCTAGAATTTCCTGCATAGTATTGTATACAAGCTCTGCAAACTTTTCACAGCCTACACCTTCAACGATTCTAATATCGCATACTGCGCCTCGAACGTTTGGAATAGGACTTTCTGGATCGTTGAACCCACCAATAGTAACCAAGTCGTTCATCTGCTTAAAGAATGGAAGATGAGGATCATCGTGTGCAACAACCAGTGTATGGTCAAACATGTATTCACTCCACTCCTTGAATGCCTTAAGACCACCAAAGTCCATAACCCAGTTACGGTCGTCGAGTGTTTCACTTTCAAACACTAGTTTGATACCCAGTGAGTATCCGTGTAGTAAACTGCAATGACTATGTGTACTGCGCCACTGACGGAATGTACAGCTCAGACCTCGGTCGTTGCCATATGTTTTTGTAGATAGATATTTTGCCATTGTTATTTCTCCTTTAAATAGCAATGACACGCAGAGTGTTTAAAGAGGGATGAGCGTCTAAAGTCCTCTATTACTATTTAGATAATATGCTTATAATACAGTATGTTTATTGGTTTGTCAAGCCTTAAATACATTTTTAATAGCTGTATTCAATAGTTCAACAGTTCTTAATGCATTGGTCTCGAGATTAGAAAAGTTATGATTTGTTATTGAATATATCTCATCATGTTTTTCTGATGTTATTATTTGTTCCGATGCTTCAATTACTAAATCCAATCGTTTTCTGTCATTTGAACATTTATCGTAGATTTCGTTACAGATTCCATCAAATGTTTTATAACCGCGTTGTTTTAATACATCAAGTATACCAGCAGTACTTAGTAAAACAAACGGATGATGATTATAAATTGCCTTATGTGTTTTTTCCGTTACAAAGTGCGTATGCCCTTTATAATAAAATGTTTCTGGAATAAGGCTTGCTCTTGAATTAGAAAATATCACTGTGTGATCATAAGGGTAACTAGGACAATGATTTATTTTTGATATGGAAAAGCTAGCAGAGTCTGTTCTGATACTGTTAAATGAAAAATAATAAAATCTAACATTGTCTGGAGAGCCTTGGTATTGCCTTAACATAGACACTACATCATCGAAAGGAAGTTCTTTATTCAACCATGTATAATATTCTTTACATACTTCTTCTGCAACATGCTCTATATCTGAGTCTTTGATTAAACAACCAGTAACAGCATTATCCAACAAACCTTTTTCCCATAACTTATGCATAGCAAATATTCTAATCGGTTTATCAATTTTACCAAATAGATATTTGATACCTTTTGGAGAAGTTGGGTTGTATGATTTATTATAGTCACAACCTAATACTCGATGAAAGAAAAACGTTTGTAATTCGTAATAGTCAATAAGAAGAATTTGGTTAGGAGCAAGTCCTAACATCTGAGCCAGTTTAGTCTGATTGTTGTTGCCTTCATAAATATTACCAAGGAACAAAATATCTTTTAAAGGAACGTTGTTTTTTTCTATATATGACTTAACCAGATTATATTCTCTTAAGATAGCTTTATTTGTATAACCATTTATTGTGTTAAGGTATACTTCGTTAGCATAATATAAAACTAACTTATCTCCTTTTAAATACGGGTCGTGCCTACAAATTCGACCATTGCCCCAAGGTACTTTAGTAGATTCTAATTGGTTAGCTTCGTTTGCAAAAAAAAACTTTAATGGTATGTTTGCAGTATAATACTCGCTGTTTAAGAACCAATCAATGCTTTGATTGAATCTGTTATCTAACTCACCATTAATAGTTTCAACTTCGTTTGTAATGTTCATTTACACCAGCTTGTTTTTGCCTCACCGTAGTACTCACGAGCATAGCCCTTGCTGATTAACTGATCACGTAGGCTCTTGCCGTCTAGCAGAACATCTCCTAATACACGGCCACCATACTTATCCCAATCCATTAGTACAATTTGTAACTTCTTGGCTGCGGCTATTGAATCTTTGGTAAACTTGGTTGCTTCTTGTCCACGTGCATCTTCGCTAGGACACATAGCTCTGTGACCTTTTTCTGGTGTGTCTACACCGAATACTCTAATGCTTAATTCTTTTTTAAGCGGGTCTAGTAGCCAAGGTGCGGCAAAAGCAACTGTATCACCGTCGATAACTCGTGTAATTTGTGCATCGTATGTTACACCTGGTTTTTGCTTTTGTGCAACTGCTGGCGATGCAGAAACTAGTAGAGCCGCTACTAGCATAATTTGTTTAATCATAAAAACTCCTGGGTTGAAAATTATAATAGTATTTATTCCAACCCAGGATATTTTTTAGTGTCTCTTTTTATAGAATACGTGATTACCTATACGAATGGTTCTCTTTAATGTGCGAGACCAACTAGGACTAACATATGTTGCATGAAAGAATAGCGCACCGTGTGTAGGGTCAGATACATGACCTTTTAATGCTTGTTTTGCTATTTGTAAACTTTCCTGCCAACGTTCACTTAATGTTTTAGGATATGCTTTACGTTGGCATACCCAACTAAACTGGCAAGTGCCACGATTTTTTTGATAGACAACACCACAAATAGATTCAGGAAACATTGAACTATTAGCTCTATTCAATGTTACGTGTGCTACTGCGGCTTTGCCTTTATCGCTCTCGCCACCTGCTTCATAATAAATGTTCTTTGCCAGACACATCAGCTGACGATCATTTACAGGTTTTTCTTTTTGTTTAACTATAAGCATTGCTCTTGTGGGAGTGGGTGCATATAGTAACTGTGATTGTGCTTCAATCTTTTCTATGTGTTGTTTAGCAAGATCACTAGGACCTTGTTCGGCTAACGCATTAGTTGACGCAAATAAAACTCCGATAGTTAAAGCTACGACAACATTTCTAATGGTTAGACTAATGCCTTGTTTAAGGGACATTACTCCTCCTCCTTATTAATGTTTGTTTTTGCCTTACTTAAAGAATATCAAAGCCATCAAAATTGATTGACCAATAAATCCAAAACCAATGATATTCAACGCTACAAAATTTCTTTCCAAGATAGACTTGATATAGAAAAGTCCTAGCGCGGCCCAAAGAATAATAATCATATCAATGGGCGGTGTGTTGTCTGTGAGTCCTGTCATCAACCCAAGTAAGGAAGGGACGGTGACAGCGTGTAGTGCAATTAGGGCTGTCCAACCGATACTGTCGATTGAAATTTTCCTAATGCTGTTCTTGAACTCAAGAGCAAGATTGTGAAAAAAGTTTGACATCTTAATTTTAAATGTTTCTAAATTCATGATGATACCTTTTTACCTTTATAAAAAATATGTTGACCAATTTTAGTAATCTTCTTGAAACCCCAATTTGGGTTCACATAGTCTGCATGATAATACAATGCTTGATCTAATGATTCTAAACGAAAGTCCTCCAGCAATACCATTTTAGCTACGCGATAACTTTCGTCATATAACTCTTTGTTAATTGGTCTATTGCGATGAGTTGAATCGCAATACCAACTAAATTGGCAAACAATTCTGCCTGTGAAGTTATTTTTTTGGTACACTACGTCGCAAATTTCATTAGGGAAATCTGGATTCTGTGTGCGGTTAATAGTTACTTGAGCAACTGCAACTTTTCCTTCGAACGGTTCATTACCTGCTTCTCTATAAATGTTTAGTGCCAAACATTTTAGATCTTTTTGAACCTGTTCAGCTGATGCTGTACTCATTCCTGTTTTAGGATTAGTTTCCTTGAATTTGTATGCTGTAACAGCAGACGTGAGCATAGCGATGATTACTACGCCAATGGCAAGGTTTAACCCTTTGATTGATTTTTCTAACATTTACATCCTCCTGTTGGGTAGTAAATACCCTCGGTTGGCACGATTTAATTTACGAATTATTAGTTCGTAGTTAAATTATATAACACTTTAACGGAAATGTCAAGTCTATGTGTTTTTGAGCATCTATTGTACTATTTTAATAGATGATGTAGATTCCGTATAAGCCCGGGCAATTTCTTTATCGGTGGGTGCATATGCAATCACCGTAGCTTTATTTAGCTTAGTAACCTCTGGTTGCGCTGTCATCATCCAGGGTACAATACCCATTCCCTGATTCCCCATTGCTAGTGTGCAAGGTTTTTTAATATGAATCTCAGTGTCTGTGATAGATTCAAATCTTCCTAGTACTTCTTCGCCTGTTAGTAGCTTAATGCTTACAATATCGCCTTGATCTAGTGGTTTTTGAATTAACATGTGTTTGCCTTTGTATATGTTTATTTAATGTTTTTTGTAGTGTTTACAAGAGTAAAATGATGTGTTTTAATGCGCTTTACCTTGTTTTCAGCACACTTTATCGTTTGACGCTAAAATTATAGCATTTTAGCATCATTTTTGCTGTTTAAATTAAATACTAGTACGGACAGAATATGTTCAGTCTAACAAATAATGTTTTTTGCGTCCCTCTTAGTATACGCTATATAGTAGCCCAGAGCTGCAACTGACTGTCCCAATTAAAAGAGTAAATGGTAGGCGCCTACCAAATACTTTTATAATTACAATATGATTGTTTCTTCTTGTATATCGATTGGTATATTAACTGTGCCTGCGATTTGCTTCATTGCATCGACTCTCGATTTTGTGTCTCTACTGCTATGTAAATGAATTATATTAGCATCCGTAAATTTACACCCATTCCACTCTTCTGCAAAAGGTATATTTAAGTTAAAGATCTGAAAGGCCATCTTTGGATCATGTACCTCAGATATATCCAACCCTTGACTCCACAACTGATAGTTGTGAATCAACTGTCCCCAACTCCAATCGTTTTCCTTGTGTGTAAACCACTTGTCCATAAGTCTTTCGCCTAAGTCCCAAACTTGTGGATCCATCTCTGCCGGATAGTATCTAACATCATCGTTGAAATAATGCTGTGCTTCTTCATGTGTTTTTGGATCAGTATAATTAAACATCATCATGTCATTATACTTACCAAACACTTCTGTTGGTTTGAGGAACATAGTATCTGCTCCCATACACAAGATGTTGCAGGGCTCTTTGTGCCATAGTTCCTTAATCATGTACCAATGTGCTATTTGATATGCTCTAGAATCAAGTACTGGTGCAGTAAATTTAATTTCTTCCCACTCGCCTTGTAGATAAGTTTTAGCACTGCTTCTACTGATAGAATACATGTTTTCATAGTCTAAGAGGTCACGTTCAGCCTTTGGATTGTCTCCAGTGCCTTTCCAATAACCCCAGTGCTTTATAATTGGGCGCACAGCGCCAATAAGATAATTTTTCATAGTTTCACCAAATAAAGTTTTCTTTGTAATATTTTACAATTTTTACAAGTTCTGCATCAAAGTCAGCTTTCGCTTGCCAACCTAATGATTTAATTTTAGAATCGTCAATTGCATATCTAACATCTTGCCCTGGACGTTCATATGTTGTGTCTAAATATTGTTCTTCGTCGCCTGGTAGTCCTAGAAGATTAATAATCTTTCTTGCAACTACAATATTTTGTTCTTCGAATGTACCTGAAATATTATAAATTTCATTAACAATACCTTTTTCAATAATTGTTATTACTGCTGAAGCTGTATCGCTTGCATGTAACCACGTTCTACGCGGTGTGCCTTTATTATGTAGCAACACCTTTTTTCCTAAAGTCAGATACTTGATAGCGTGAGGAATAAATTTTTCTGTGTATTGCCCAATTCCGTAATTGTTTGTTGGTCTAACAATCACGTACGGTAAATTATATGTTCTTGCCCAAGCAATAACCAACATGTCAGCTGCCGCTTTTGTTGCGCTGTAAGGATTGCTAGGTTTTAACAAATCAGTTTCTTTATGGAAGCCTTGATCTAAATCGCCGTACACTTCATCTGTGCTAAAATGTAGTAGTACAGGTGTCTTTTTTCTACCGCTAATCTTCGTTCTAATAAGTTCTAAGATATTATGTACACCACTGATGTTACTGTCTACAAATTCAGTACTGCTAACAATACTATTATCTACATGAGTTTCTGCGGCTGTGTTAATAAAATAATCACAGTCATATATCATTGTCAATTCGTTGATATCTTTGTTTTCAAATTTAAAATTCTTGTACGTTGATAAATCATCAAGTAGATTCCAATTGGCAGCATAGGTACCTTTGTCAACCCCGCAGACATACCAGCCTTTTTCTAAGCAAGATTTAGCAACATGGTAGCCAATAAATCCTAAACATCCTGTAACATATACAGTTTTATACATAAAGCCATTCCTGATTGTTTAAATACCAATTAACAGTTTGTTCAAGCCTCTGTTGATAAGACATCGGTTCCACCCATCCCGAATCATAAAACTTCTGCGGATCTACGGAGAAACATAAATCGTGTCCGGGTCTGTCAACTGGTATAAAGTTATAATTTAGTTTTTTACCCATTATGTCGGCTATGTTATTGGCGAATTCAAAGTTGTCAATAAACTTGTTGCCTGCGCTATTCCACTTTTCACACAATCCTACTTGTGTTCTAATTGCAAAGTCTGTGTGGCTAGCAACATCACCTGCATAGAACCAACGTCTTCCGCCTATTTGATTTTCTTTGCCCACATGAATATCTAACGATTCGTTATTAAGTAATTTTTTAATAATGATAGTAGGCAATCTATTTGGCTGACACATTGGACCAAATGTATTGTTAATGTGTATAATGCTTACGGGTAGTTTATAAGTATGTGAATAGCTTACACAAAGCTCTTCACCTGATGCCTTAGAGGCTGCATAAGGACTGTTAGAACGATAAGCATCATTCTCACCACTATCACTGCCAATCGGTATCGGTCCAAACACTTCGCCTGAGCTATAGTAAACAAACTTTTTAAGATTAATTTGTCTAGCTAGCTCTAATAGATTTAACGTTCCTATTACATTATCTAAAACAGATTCAACTGGTGCAGTAATGCTATCAGCCGCACTGGGATTTGCGCCAGCATGAAGAATAATATCTATGTCTTTGAATGTATCTAGGTCGTACGTATCTCTGATGTTGTGTTCTACAATTTTAATCTTATCAGAAAATTCAGCTATTCTTTTTAAATTCTTTGTTCCAGGTCTAACCAAACAGATAACGTTGTTGTCTTGGCAAAATTGCTCAACAAGGTAACGACCTATGAATCCTGTTGCGCCTGTAATTAATATGTTATTCATTCTACTACTTTGTAAACTAAATCTGTAGCATGTGTTGCTACGTGTTTGTAGTTCCATTGAGCTAAGAATTCTTCTATCATGCTAAACGTTACACCATATCGTTGAGCCCAAGGCTCAAACCATTCTACAGAAATAACAGGCTTAAACTTATTAATTGTTTCTGCCGCCCCTAGCAAACCAAAGTATTCGTAACCTTCAGTGTCTAGTTGTATTAGGTCACAACGATCAAGTTCTAAATCATCAATTCTAAAAGTTGGTATATTACCTACACCTTCAACATGAGTAGCACCTACATCGTGTCCATGATGATTAAGCGCAATAAATTTATGTTGATCACCTACACAAGCATTAAATTTCATAACGTTTGAGTAGTCACAGTTTAATGATAACGCTAAAAAGTTTAAGGGTTCAGGCTCAAATGTATAAACTCTTTCAAATGCTTCTGCATAATCACGAATATAAAAGCCTGCATTGCCGCCTGCTTGAACAACTACTTTTCTTTCTGGCACATGAGTACAAAGATCTTTAACAACATTGTTGTATTGATGCATGTAACTCCAGCATCCGTGATCTCCAGCAGGCCACCACCATTCGCCACGTTTTTCTAATTTGTCGATAAGTTTATCCACAATTAAGTCCTTTTAATATTCAGATAGCAAGGTTCATTACTGTAGATAAACTCGTGCCAGATACTTCTTAATTCCTCTTCGCTGTTAGGTTTGTAAATTTTAATATTAGGAAACGCCTTTAAAGCATCTTCATCATCTACAGCCCAATGGCTAAATCCTAAATGCCCATAATCTTTATCTCGTCCGGTGCCTACAAGTTTTACTGGTGCGCCTTCATGATTGAGATAGTTTCTTAACCATTCATACGGTCTAAAAATTACAAATGGTGTAATGCTATAGCAAATAGGAATTTTATTGTTATGTGTAAGACCTACAGCGGCGCCTAACATAAGCTGTTCAGCGGCACCAACATTAAATGTTCTGTCAGGTGCTACTTCTCTGCTTTTGTTTAGTACACCAAAGCCTAAATCACCTGTTAGGAGGTAAACATTATTATCATTGGCTAATGTTTCAGCCATCAATTGTCCAAAAAGATTTCTCATAGTTTATCTAAATCCTCAGGCTTTAAAATATAATAATGTGTTAGTACACCTTCTGCGAAAGACCACTTTGGTGGCTCTGTGTTACGAATGTTAATACGTGGCAAGAAAGCCCGTAATCTATTGTTGATATAATCTCTGTCAATCATATCGTAGGCAATCATTCCGTTTACATTGACGTATACTTCTAAATTATCTAACTTTGCTTCGTATATAAAACGTAGTGCTTCCCAAATAGATCCTTCGCCGCACTCGCCGTCACTGATAAGACAATGTACTTTACGTTCTCTATTAGCTAAAGCATAGCCTGTTGCTACAGTAAGGCCCATTCCAAGACTGCCGGTAGAACAATATATACCGTCAGAAAGGTTGCGATGAGGATGAACTCCATGCTTGTGAAAAAGTTCTTCAGCGTTTCTATTTTCATATTTTTCCAATACAACATACAATGCAAGAGCGGCATGTCCAGAGCTTAGAATAAAAGGCTCGTCTGGTTGCTTGGCTGCGTAAATCTCATCGATTATATTAACAGCATTAAGAGTAGAACTAAGATGTCCTATCTTTTCTTTAAAGCTGATATCTACGATTCGTTGTTCTAATTGATTCACTTAAACAACCCCATAAACTCATCAACCTTCTCACCAATGTAGTTAATTTGTTCTTCTGTAATCACAGGGCTTGTGCCGTGGAAGAAAGTATTTGTTAGAGAGAATGTTGCATTTGGAAAATTATTCTTAGCTTCCATTGGATCCATCAAGTGACTGTAAGCAGGTTGTAACATAATGTTGCCTGCAAAATATGGTCGTGTTTGAATCAAGTTATCTTCTAAGTGTTCAACTAACTGTGTTCTGCTAAAAGGAGCAGACTTTCTAATTGTTAGTGGGAAGGCAAACCAGCTTGGATTGCTGTGTTCTCTTGCTCGAGGTAGATGGAAAAATTCTTCATACTTTTCGTAAACCTTAAACAACAGATTATAATTTTCTCTACGTCTAGCATGGATCTCATCTAGCTTTTCTAACTGTTTTAGACCCATAGCACTTTGCATTTCAATAGGCTTTAGGTTGTAGCCAATTTCATCATACACATACTTGTGGTCAAAGATTTCATCGGGCATTGTAGGAATCCAATTATTAAATCGTTTGCCGCATGTGCCACGCTTCATCTTATTTGCTTGAGGACCAACACAGTAACATCCACGACCCCATTCACGGAAACTACGTAGAATAACTTCTTGTTCTTTTGTATTAGAAGCTACAAAGCCGCCTTCACCCATTGTCATGTGGTGTGCCGGATAAAAACTACAGCTTGCCATCTCACCAAAACTGCCAAGAGGCTTATCCTTGTATGTACTGCCTAGTGCATCACAGCAATCTTCTAGCAATACAAGATTATACTTGTTAACTAATTCCATTAGCTGATCCATGTTAGGTGGATTACCTAGCACGTGAGCAAATGTAATAACTTTAATGTCAGGATCACTAGCAAGTACACGCTCGCAATGATCTAAATCGATGTTTAGTGTTTCAAGTTCGATGTCAACAAACACAGGAGTAAACCCTACTTGTAGTGTAGGATTTAGAGTAGTAGGGAAACCTGCAATAGGCATCAATACCTTAGTGCCTTTAGGAAAATTATAACCTCGCTTACTAGTAAGCGAAGACATCATTAGCAGGTTACTGCTACTACCGCTGTTGGTTAGAATACCAAATTCTTTGCCGAACTGTCTTGGAAACTTTCGTTCAAACAATAAACTCTTATTTCCCATCACCAGCCAACCGTCAAGTAACGTTTCTGCGGCTGCAACTATTTCTTCAGCATCAAAAAACGGGCCTGCATAATTTACAAAATCTTTTCCTGGTTGCCAGGTCTTGTCTGCATTACGTTGTTCGATATAGGTACGAATTTGTGCAAGTATTTCTTGTTTCATGTTTTTCCTGTAGTCTGTGTGTTTCGTGATATTTACAACTTAGAACAAATCTCTAATCGTAATACTGGCGTCATTTCCAATGTAGTAAGAACATGGCCATGTCTGCACGGTTACGAAATTTAAAAGTATCAAAGCTGGTACGCCTACCAATGCCTGTTTCATTGACCCATTTAGCAATAGGAAACATATCAGCGTCGCTGATGCCTGCCATCACACCTACGGCTGGGAAAATTTCTGTTCTAGCAGTTAGAGATAGAGGCAAGTTTTCAGTCCAAATAATTTTTTTCATCCCCACCTCAATACAAACATTGCCAGATCTTCCTTACATTCAAATGTAAGTACCATGCCTTCGTGTTTATAGCGGGTACTAATACCAGTTTCGTCTAACCAAGAATCAATTTCTTCTACGTTATCGATCCACCAACTGGCACTTTTAATAATAGCATAAAAACCAATGCCTTCCATATCCCCAATAAGAAAATGCCCAGCATTATCTCCTAACGTAACTACACCCATCCGATCAGTGACCTTAACTTTCTTGCTTTTCATTAACAAAATAATACGGTTGTTGTTTAATATAATCAATTAATTCGTAATCTTTTTTTCTAAAACTATTAACAAACCAGTCAATGTTATCTGTAGAAAAATTATAACTTTGTTCAATATCGAATTGTGACCTCGATCTCATTAAAAATGGATCGTCGGGCATATCGACATTAAACATCGTTCGCATAAAGTAATTTAAAGATTTGATGTCTATTGCGGCTGCAACTTTAGTTTCCATTTTTTTGTAATCTTCTAAGTCACCTAACCACCAAGATATAGATTGGGTCACTAAACCCAAAGGCACATGATTCTTAAAATTAGGACCGCTATTAAATGAATATAGTTTTGTTACGATATCAGAGTCTGCTTTTAATAAAGAGCATAAATCATTTGGTGTGTTGCACTTAGTTAATAAGTCTTTACTCCATAGAGGTTGAGACTTTTGAAATCTGATATACTCTTTGTTAGACTGCTCCTGCAAATCAGGATATTTTTCTATAAAAAGTTTGTGACGTAAATCTAAGGTTTTTATTTCCCAAAATCCGCTACAGAATCTTTCCCAAGGATCTCTAACACAATATATAACTTTAGTCTTGGATGTAAAAAGTGTTACACTGTGAGAAGGGTTAACATTGAAAATCTTAAAACCGCTTGAATCTAAATTCAATAGGGCGGTGCCGCCGGTTTTTGGAATATGCAAATATGTGCTATCTTTTATATTGTTAAAGAGATTAGATTGCATGTTCATAAAGACGTTGTGATGCTAAGTTCTTAGCCTTGCTCTCGCACATAATGTCAGCCCAATCTAAATGAGTTAGGGCCCAGTCATTAACTGCGCTATTCCAGTAGTAATCGCTGTGTGCGCGAAGTTTTGCTTTCTTGTAACCCTGCTCTAGCAGTGTGTTAAGATCGGGTCTAGTGTCCCTACAGTGGTCAGGGAGCAGGTCTTCTCTGCTAACTGAGTAATGAATAACAGGACGCACGCCGCGCCAACTATCAATAACCCTTTTAATGCGATCGTCATTAGCTTCAATGTATTCTCCATTTCTAATCCAGTGGTGGTGAATGTCCAACACCAACGCACAGTGGTCTACTAGTTCTAGGCTCGAATTGAGACCCCAGGACATTTCGTCGTTTTCGATTGTGAGGGTGTTTCTTGCTTCGGTGCTGAGTCTTGGGATAACTCGCTTGATACCTTCGGGGCCTTGACGACCTGCGATGTGGACGTTAATTTTAAAGTCCTGAAACGATTTACCATACCCCATCCATCTCGCCATATCTGCATGATATTCAAACTCCTCTACGCTACGGTCAACAATGTCTGGTGTATCGCTTGCAAGTACACAAAATTGTCCGGGGTGGAAACTAAGTCTGACGTCGGTCCGGCGAGCCAGTTCACCAATCGACTCAAAACGAGGTACCATAGCATTAATGACATCTCTACGATGCCAAAAATAAGACCAAGTAGGCTCAGTATAAACGGGAAGCAGATCACTGCTAAGACGAACCATCCTGCGATTTTCAGGTAACGTACCAACATACTCAACTAATCTCCTCGCTGATTCAGTATTATGAAGCATAATTTCCCAGAGTCGTTCTTCTGCAACGTCTCTAGTTTGCCTATTCAACCAAGCAACAGTAGTTGCTCTTGTGTTTAAAGGGCGTTCAATCTCTTCTAAAACTTTTTTAGTTTGAGAACGATCTTCATGCATATATTTACACGCAAAGCCCATTCTCTTAATATCGGTATTGAACATCATGTACCTTTCAGTAATTCTGCCGCTTTTCGAGCAGAGTCGTTAACATCCTGCTTTATAAACATATTAACATCTAACGCAGGTTTAGTCAAACATGCACTAAGATGTAACACAGTGCCTATAAGTTCTTGCACGGATTCAGCTGACAAATCCAATGCTTCGGGGTCTATAGCTATTGGATTTCCTGCTTTGTCCAAAAACACTCGGCGTATCTGTAGTATATTTTCGGAAAAAACTACTACTCTAAATTCATAATTCATAATTACAGTATAACATTTTACTTGTGAAAGTCAAGCTCTTTTTGATAAATATGTTTAATATTTAACAACTCGGAGAATGCCGTGGTAGCACCTGTTAGTAGCAAAATTAAAAAATATAACCTAGCTGGCTTAAGTGCCAATGTTGAGCTCGGAAAACAAGGCTCATATATTGCTGGAAACGCAACAGCTATTGGATTTTACACCAGTGCTGGAGCATTGCAAAAGATTGCAATTGCAAACGCAACCGCTAGCGATCATGCAGTAACAAAAGCACAATTAGATGCTGTTGCCGGTGATTTAATACAACATATTACTGTTGATGTTGATTACGACTCAGGTACAGCTAACCTAGCCAGTATTGCATCGGGCAGTAGAATACTCAGTGTAACTGTAGATATTCCAGGCGCTTGGGGAGGCACAGCTGATAACACCACTACATTCATTGAAGTTGGCGATGCAAGTAACGGCAGCAGATTCATCCGCGCACAAGATGTTGATGTACTAAAAGTAGGCCAATATCATAGTCAATATCAATATGAATATCAAAGTGCAGGTGTTTTAAAATACTCAGTAACACAAGGTAGTGCTTCAAGTGGTACTGCTACCATTAGCGTTGTACTAGCAAGCGATTCAGTAACTGTTACAGATTATGGTTCAATTAACCAAGCACAAAATAGTAACAACGATCTCGGTAACGTAACACTATAATAGGGGACCAGCGTGGTAGACTCAGTAAAACAATATAACTTAGCTGGTGTTGCTGCCAACGTTGAGTTGGGCAAACAACGTCCGATAATTGTAGGTAGTAATAGCAGTGTAATTAGCTTTACAGATAAAAATGGCAATGCTAGTGTGATTGCTGTTGCACAAGGTACAGATGCAACTCATGCAGTTAATTTGTCGCAATTAAATT